CCTGGGGCTGTGGGCCGATCCCGGGCCGGTTGCGCCTTGGGATTGGCGCAAGGGAGCGCGCTAGATGCACCCGCGCCAGCAGATTCGCGCTGCCGTGCGTGATGTGATCGCCGCAGCGCTGCCTGAGCTTGCCAACCGCATCCACGTGCACCGGGCCGTGCCGCTGGCCCGAGGCCGGCTGCCGGCGATTCTGATCTACGCGCGCGAGGAGCGGCTCGATGACGCCTATCAGGCCGACCCGGGCGCAAGGCGGCGCATCCTGACGCTGGCCATCGAGATCGTCGCCGCCGGCGAAGCAGCGCACGAGGAGGCCGACGCCCTGTGCGCGCAGATCGAGGCGGCGCTGGAGGCCGATGAGACGCTGTCGCATCGCGCAGAAGGCCTGCGCATCCTGCGCGCCGAGATCGAGCAGGACGGCGAGGGAGAGACGCCGCTGCTGGCCTGCCGGATTGTGGTGGAGGTCGCCTACTGGACGCTCTGGCAGCCGCCCTCGCCTGGCAGCCGCCCAAGCCTTGTGCTCTATTCGATCGCGCCCGAGATCGGGCGCGCGTTTGAAGACCGCTACCAGCCCATCGATGCTTAAGGACCGCAACCTCTACCAGGACATGGCCGAGGCCGAGCGCGGCCTGGAGAACCTGGCCGTGCTGGGGCAGGTCGTGGCGCTGGATGCCCCGCGCGCGCGCGTCAAGGTCAAGGCCGGCCCCATGACCACCGGCTGGCTGCCCTGGCTTGCGCCCAAGGCCGGGCCGGATCGCGCCTGGCATGCGCCGGAGCCCGGCGAGCAGGTGCTCGTGATCGCGCCTGGGGGCGACCTGGAGCAGGGCGTGGTGGTGGGCTCGATCTACCGGCAGGCCTATCCGCCGCCGGCGGCCAGCGCCGACATCACGCGCGCCCTGTGGCAAGACGGCGCGGTCATGGAATACGACCGCGCGCAGCACCGCTGGCGCTTGTCGGTGCCGCCAGGCGGCCAGATTGTGCTTGAGATCGGCCGCACGCGGCTTGAGCTCACGGATGAGGGCGCGCGGCTGAGCTCGCCGCGCATCGATCTGAACTGAGAAGGACGCCATGCCAGCCATCACGCGTCTTGGCGATCGATGCAGCGGGCACGGGTGCTTTCCGCCGCGGCCCAGCGTGTCTGGGGCCTCAAGCGTCTTTGTCAATGGCCGCGCGGCGCACCGGGCAGGCGATGCCTGGGCTGTCCACTGCTGCGGGCCGTCCTGCCATGCAAGCGTGCTGGCCCAAGGCAGCTCGACGGTCTTCGCAGAAGGCCAGCCCATCGGGCGCGTGGGCGACCCAGTGGCCTGCGGCTCGACGGTGGCCGCGGGCTCGCCCGATGTCTTTGCGGGGTGATCCTCATGCAAGGCATGAACTCAGCCACCGGCCAGAGCCTGGCCGGGCTTGAGCACTTGAAGCAGTCGATCCGCGACATCCTGACCACCCGCATCGGAGAGCGCGTGATGCGCCGCGGCTACGGCAGCCGCGTGCCCGAGCTCGTGGACCGCCCAATCACGCCGGCGCTGGCCGCAGACCTCTACGCGGCGGCAGCCGAAGCCCTGGATGCCTGGGAGCCAAGGCTCAAGCTTGAGCGCGTGCGCGTGATCTCGGCCAGCGCAGGGCGCATCGCGCTTTTGCTCGAAGGGCTCTACCGGCCCGAGGGCGCGCAGGTCAAACTGGAGGTCACGCTGTGAGCCTGCAGGATTTGCCTGAGCCGGCCGTCATCGAGCCGCTTGGCTACGAGCCGATCCTGGCTGCGCTGGTGGCGGCGTTTCGCCAGCGCTACCCCGAGTACTCGGCGCTGGTGGAGTCCGACCCGGCCATCAAGCTGCTGGAGGTGGCCGCTTACCGCGAGATGATCCTGCGCCAGCGCATCAACGAGGCGGCCAAAAGCCAGCTCTTGGCCTTTGCCGCTGGGGCCGACCTCGATCACCTGGCGGCCTTCTACGGCGTGGAGCGATTGCCTGAGGAGCAGGATGAGGCGCTGCGCCAGCGCTGCAGAGCCCGCATCCAGGGCTTTGCCAACGCCGGGGGAGCTGCGCACTACCGCTACTGGGCGCTCTCAGCCAGCCCCGGCGTGCAGGACGTGGGGGTGGTCTCGCCGATGCCGGGGCTGGTGCGCGTTGCGGTGCTGGTCCGTGAGGGCGCGGATGCGCAGGCTGTCCTGGAGGCCGTCAGCGCGCAGCTGGCGCGCGAGGACGTGCGGGTGCTCACAGACACGGTGGAGGTGGTCGATGCGCAGATCAAGCGCGTGACGGTGCGCGCCACGCTGTGGCGGCTGCCGGGCACGCTGCCGCAGGCCATCGGGGCCATCGCAGAGCAGCTGCGGGCAACCATCCGCCAGCGCGCGCGCTTAGGGTGGGACGCGACGCGCTCGTGGCTGATGGCGCAGCTGCACCAGCCCGGCATCCACCGCGTCGAGCTCATCGCTCCTGCCGAGGACGCGCGCTGCGCGGCGCACGAGGCCGTGCGGCTCGAAGAAGTCGAGCTCATCGATGGAGGGGTCGATGAGTAATCACCTGCTGCCTGCCAACGCCACGGCGCTGGAGATCACGCTCTCAGAGGCGATCGACATCGCGCATCTGGAGGCTGGCGCTGAGGCGATCCGCCGCTTCAAGGCCGAGCCGCCCGATTCGGCGCTGCCCTCTTTGGTGTGGGAGTATGCGCTGGAGGAGCTCTTGCCCTACCTGCCCGAGCCCAGGCTTGCGATCCGCGAAGGGGTGCTGTGGCAGCGCTTAAGAGGCACGCCGCGCTCGCTGGCGGTGGCGCTGTCCTGGATCGGCGCAGAGGCCGTCTTCGTCGAGCAGGAAGCCCCAGGCGGCGCGCACTGGGCCGAGTTCCAGATCGACCCGGGCAGGTGGCTAGAGTGGGAGGAGATCGGCCGCTTCATCGCGGTGGCCAGGCTCTCCGCGCCGGCCCGCTCGCGTCTTGCGCGCATCTACCACGGCCACGACCGGCGACGCCTGATCCTGGGCCAAAGCGCCCTGGACGAGGCGCTCTTGTCGGACTACAGCGGCACCTTCTGGCGCGATGGCGCTACGCGCGTGTCTTTCGGCCGCCGTCACGACGCGGGGCAGACCCTCTGGGCGCTGGCCGCCAGCGGCCTCTTGCGCGATGCCGCGCATGGGCGCTTTGCGCGCTATGCGGACCGCTGCCTTTTGGATGAGATGGCCTTGGGCTGCCGGCCTGCGCCCAACCCGAGGATCGAGCATGCGCGCGCGCATGAGCGCGCGCAAGCGCTTGGCCTCCTGGGGCGGGCGCAGCAGCGGCCCGAGCGCACGTATTGCAAAGCGCAGGTCGCGCTCTCCGAGCAGTGGCCGCTGGGCGAGACCAACGCCTGCCTGCCCGCGCGGGCCTGGCAAGCGGCCGATGCGCCGATGCGCTTAGGCGATGCGATCTCCGAGGGCATCGGCGCGGGGCGTTGGGTCGAGATCACCGAGCGGCTGGAGCGCAGCGTTCAGGCGGCGCTGGCGATGCCGCAGGTCATCCTGGGCCGCTCTGAGAAGCGGCTCGTCTCGCAGGCCGCGCGCGCCGACCGGCATCTGCGCCTGTCGGACATGGCGCTCTCGGATGAATTGCCCAGCGGCTGGCAGCTTTCGCGCCAGGCCCATCGCGCCGCCGGCGCGGGCTGGATGTGGCCGGGCGGCTGGGCCTTGGGCGCGGGCCGCTGGCATGGCCTGGCCCATCCGCTTGGGACGCTGGGCGAGGCGGCCTCTGGCGTGGAAGTCATCCGCCCGCGCAGCGCCTCGATCAGCCTGCCTGCGATAAGCGAGGCCAGAGCCGGCTGCCACGCGCGATCGGCCCACTGGCGCGGCCAGCGCTGGGCGGGCCGCTGGCAGGCCAAATCCTGGAGGCAGGCAAGGGAATGCCTGCAGTCGCAACACACCACCACCACGGAGTAACCGATGGCCATTCTCACCCACTCCGGCCGCGCGGCGCTGGCGGCCTCTGTCAAGAACGAAGTCCTGCACCTGGCCCTGGGGCGCGGGCAGCCCTGGTGGGACTCCACCGCCCAGATCACGGCGGCGTTCGATGCGCAGGGGCGCATCGCGCTGCCGCATGCGCCCATTGCCCAGATCGCGGTCAAGTCTGCCAACGGGCAAACCACCTACGCCGCCGACCAAGACTACGCGGCCGATGCCCAGCAGGGGCTCATCACCCGGCTGGACACAGGCCAGATCGCGCCTGGGGCCAGCGTGCGGCTGGAGATCGCCTATGGCCGCCCGACCGAGAACGTCGCGGCCACGGCGCTTCTCGATGAGGTCTGCCGCCGCACGGTCGATGAGGTCTATTTCGTCGAGCCTGACCCCAATGGGGAGATTGCGCTGGCCACCGGGCGCTATCGGGTGAGCCAAGCCCCCACGCAGCATCTCTTTCTGCGCACCAAGTTCGACTTTGGCGATGCGGCCGGCAGCACCATCCGCGAGCAGGCCGTCTTCGTCGGCACGCAGGTTCAGGCGGGCCTGCCGCCGGGACAGCGGCTCTTCACCCCCGCCGAGATCGCATCGCCCGGCACGCTGCTCTTGCTCGAGCACGCGCCGCCCATCGTGCGGCAGGCCTCCACCCGCGAGACCTTCGAGTTCGTGCTGACCTTCTGAAGGAGCAGGCAAGATGCTTGAGCGCTACTACAACCGCTTCGATCCCGCCAAGCGCTACACGGAGCTTCTGTTTCGCGCGGGCGACGGGCTGCAGTCGGCCGAATTGAACGAGCTGCAAGCCATCTTGAAGCACCGCGTCAAGTCGATCGCTGACGCCGTGCTCAAGGACGGCGACCTCATCGAAGGCGGCGCGATCTTGATCGACCCGCAGACGGGCCAGACCACCTGCGCCGCCGCGCGCCTCTATCTCGCCGGCTCAGTGCATGAGGTGCCGGCTGCGACCTTTGCGCTGCCCACCACGGGGCGCGTGACGATTGGCGCGCGGCTGCGCCGCCGCACCATCACCGAGCTTGACGACCCGTCCTTGCGCGACCCGGCGGTGGGCACGCGCAACTATCAGGAGCCCGGCGCAGGCCGCCTGGAAGAAACCGTCGTCTGGGGCTGGGTTGGGGATGCTGCATCTGATGGGCAAACAGGCGAGTTCTACCCCATCGCCACGGTGATCGAGGGCGTGCTGCAGAACAAGGAACGCCCGCCGGCCTTCGATGGCGTGACGCAAGTCGTGGCCCGCTACGACTTCGAGGCCAACGGGCACTACATCGTCGATGGATTCGAGACCCGCTTCCTTGAGCGCCGCTCGGATGGCAAGCTCGTCTTTCAGGTCAAGGCCGGCACCGCCAATGTCCTGGGCTACAAGGTCGAGCGCGCGCACGATGAGCGGCTCGTCCTGGATTTCGATCCCGATCTGGCCACCGTCTTGGCCGAGCCGCGCGTCTTCACGCCCGACGCGCAGGGCAAGATGCGCGTGACCACGGGCTATGCGCCCATTGCGCGCGTGGTGCGGGTGCAGGGCACCAAGAGGAAGACCGTCACGGTGGCCCACGGCGTCTTCTCGGGGGCCACCGACACCCTGCCCGATGCGGCGGTGGTGCAGGTGCTGGAGGTCAAGCAGGGCGCAACCGTCTATCAGGCTGGAAGCGACTACACGGTGGCGGGCAACGCGCTCAACTGGTCGCCGGCCGGCGCCGAGCCCGCCCCGGGCTCCAGCTACACCGTCACCTACGACTACATCGCGCAGCTTACCCCCACCGAGATCGACGAGGAGGGCTTCACCGTCGAGGGGCTGGTGGCGGGCACCTTGGTGCAGACCGACTACGAGTGGAGGATGCCGCGCATGGATGCGCTGTGCCTCTCCCGCGATGGGCTGATCCAGCGCATCAAGGGGGTGTCGGTCGAGCGCAGCCCTATGGCCCCATCGGTGCCGCCGGATCTCTTGCGCCTGTGCGATCTCGCTTTCACGTGGCGCAACACGAGCCCGGTGCGGGTGCTGGCCTCCGGCGTGCGCGCGGTGCCCACGGCCGAGCTTGAGGCCATGCGCTCGGACATCGGCCGGCTCTTCGATCTCGTGGCCCGCGAGCGGCTGTCCAACGACATCACCTTGCGCGAGCCGGCGGCCAAGAAAGGGGTCTTTGCCGATCCGTTCCGCGATGACGACCTGAGAGACGCGGGCGCGTCGCAAAACGCCGTCTGCGTGCTTGGGCAGCTCATGGCCCCGATCGCGGCGACCCCCTTGGGGCCGTATCTGACGGCGATCCAGACCCTGCCGCACGCCTACCGCGCGGTGCTGGAGCAGACCGCGCGCACCGGCACCATGAAGGTCAACCCGTATCAGGCGGCGGAAGTCGCGCCGGCGCAGGTGACGCTCACGCCGGCGGCGGATTACTGGCAGGAGACCGCGACCCAGTGGGCGGCAGCGGTGACCGAAAGCTTCGTGTGGGGCTCGGGGTCGCTGGCTTCCAGCAGCACGAGCCGAAGCGTGGAGACGGTCTCGCGCACTGAAACTGCGATTCCGACCCTGCGGCCGATCACAGTGGCGGTGCGGGCCGCGGGCTTTGGGCCGAACGAGAGCGTGTCGGCGATGCGCTTCGATGGCATCGCGCTTGCCGTGCCCACGGGCCTCAAGGCCGATGCCCAGGGGGTGGTGCAGACCACGTTTACGATCCCCTCGGGCGTGCCCTCTGGCGTCAAGCGCTTCGAGATCGAGGGTTCTGGCGGCTCGCGCGGGCAGGCCAACTTCGAGGGCCGCGGGGTGCTGGTGACGGTCACGCAGCGCGAGCGCATCCGCACCGACACCTGGCGCTGGGACCCGCCGCCGCCACCTCCGCCGCCCGTGTGGTGGGGCTGGGACCCGCTGGCGCAGACCTTCACCTTGCCCTCCGCGCAGCAGGTCGCGGCGGTGGAGCTGTGGTTCACGGTGCGCGGCAGCCGCGCGGTGACGGTGCAGATCCGCGAAACCATCGCCGGCATGCCTTCTCGCGCGGTGCTGGCCGAAGGGCGCATCGAAGCCTCGGCGATTCAGACGACAGGGACGACCCGCATCGTCTTTGACCGCCCCGCGCGGCTGGAGGGCGGCGTGGAGTATGCGCTGGTGGTGCTGACCGACGATGCGGACTGCGCGGTGGCGATTGCGGAGCTGGGCAAGTGGGACAGCGCCAACGGCCGCTGGGTCACCGCCCAGCCGTATCAGGTCGGCGTGCTGCTCTCCTCCTCGAACGCTTCCACCTGGACGGCGCACCAGGACAAAGACCTCGCTTTCCGGCTGCTGGGGGTGTCGACGACGCAAAGCAGCCGCGCGGTGACGCTGGCCACTCAAGTCCAGGTCACCGATGCCACCGACCTGATGGTGCTCGGGGCGGTGGAGCTGCCGGCCACCGGCTGCGCGGCGGTGGCGCGCGTGACCCTCGAAGGCGGCCGGGTGCTCACCGCCCCGCCCAACACGACGATCCGGCTGGAGGCCCCCTACACGGGCAAGGTGGACGTGGCGCTGGACATCACCGGCACGGCAACCGCCACGCCCGTGGTCTATCCCGGCTGGCAGCTCGTCGCGGGGACGCTGGCCGCCAACGCGACCTACGTCTCGCGCGCGATTCCGGCGGCGGCCAGCTTCAAGGCGCGGGTGATCGCCGAGGTGTTCGCGCCGGGATCAAGCAGCGTCACGGCGAAAGCCGAGTCGGGCACCGCCGGGCAGTTTGCGAGCCTTCCGGTGGTCAAGGCTGAGCCCATCGGCGATGGCTGGGTGGAGATCGAGTGGTCGGCGGCTTCGCTCTCGGGCGTGGGGGCGGACAAGACCACGCGCGTGCGGCTGGAGATCGCGAACTCCGCAGCCCATCGCGCGGCGGTGCGAGCCTTGCGCGCGGTGATCGTCTGACGGAGGCGGCCATGATCGATGAGCGCACCCAGCACTACGGCTTGCCGCTGCCGCACCCTGAGAACCTCTTGGAGGAGGACGTCGGGCGCATCCGGCTGGCCTTTGAGCAGGTCGATGGGCTCATCCACGCCCACGCCACAGCGCGGCAGCAAAGCGATGCGCAGATGCTTGAGTGGCAGCGCCGACAGCGGCTGCGCCTCTTTCACCACATGGATTTCTGAGGAGATCAGTCATGGCACGAGACCCCTTGCTGCGCGATGCCGTGCGGGCAATCAAGCAGAAGATCCTGACTGGCGCCGAGGCGGCAACCCCGGAGGAGCTGGCCTACCTTGGCACCGCCATCGACCGCATCGGCGGCCGCGCCACGGTGCTGGAAGTCGAGGAGATGGGCGACATCAAGATCGAGGAGATCACCGAGCACGCCGATCATGTCAAGTCGGCGGCGATTGCCAACATCACATCGACCAAGAACGCGGCTGAGGCCAGCATCAACTCGACCAAGAACGCAGCCGAAGCCAGCGTCACGGCTACGAAGAACGCGGCTGAGGCCAGCATCAACTCGACCAAGAACGCAGCCGAAGCCAGCG